AGAGGACACATAGGCCTCAATCTCTTGTTGGACCAAGGGCCTTAGGGTGTTCTCTACAAAGCCAGGCTTAGCAGAGATGGAGGCCGTAACCGAAATGCGGCGGATGGTGGGCGCCTCCACAGAGAGGAAGATTCCTCCAGCCTTGACGCCCGGATACACGTTCGCGTCGTCCTCGTCACCCTCCAGCACCTTCTGCACTTCGGCGATCAGATTGGTGTAGTATGAGTACTGAGCGAACACAATGGCTCCCCCAGCCACTCCGCTTGTGGAGGACATCTGCAGTTCACCAGTGCCCCGGTTGAGCACGTAATCCACTCCAGGAGTAAGTTCGCCGATTCCTCCGCCCCCATCCACATAGACCCGTTCTGTTCCCCTTACGACCGGGTAGTTCTGTAGCCTGAAACGTCGCCGGCCGGCTTCTGCTGACGTCACAAGAACATCCACCAAGGAGACCGTAGTGGAGTCGCTGTGGATGTTTGTTGTGCCCGAAGCCAGTAGGAGGCGATTTGTGGAGTCGTCTTTTGAGGTCACTTCCACAAGCTCTGCTGGACCTGACTCGATGAGGTATGTTCCGACGCTGGGAAGGTCGGACGTGTCGCTCATAGGCAGTTCGGTGACGCCAAGCAACGTAGCGCCTACAATGCTTGCGGACGGCAGGCTTTGGGCCGAAGGAACAAGGCCTACCCCGTTGTCGATGTAGACAAGAACCTCGGCGTTGGCGAAGTCCTCCACAATGTTGGATGACACTGTGCGCTGACCTGTGGTAGGATCGGTGACACCCACAGAGTTGGACCGGATGGCCAGTGGGGTGCCTCGTGAGAGGGACTGTAACTGTTGGAGCCCTCGATCCAAGAAGTCGGCGTCGCTCTCTCGGTCTGTGCCAGGAGTGGCCTCTTTCAGGTTGGTAACTCCCGCAGACTGGAACGGTTTCGCACCTGAAAACTGAGACACCTTACCCCTACCTACATTTGCAGAGGAGCCAGACACCGTAGCCCTGGCGAACACTTCATTGCTGAAGAAGTTGCCTGGAGCGATGAACGCGGCTGTGGTGGTGGAGAAGATGCGGGAAGCCTCGGTCACCGTGGCCGGAGCATTCACCATAGTGTTCCGCCCAATGGAGCGGGCGACGGCCCCTGTGAGCAGGTTCACTCGGTCGCCCACAACAAGGTCGTTGGCCACAGGAGCACTCAGTGTCAAGGTTCTAGCAGCGGTGTTGTGTGCGGTGACAACAACGTCTTGAAGCCTTGTTGTCCCTTCACCTATTCGGACAGTGTAAGGGAATCCGGACGTAGGGAACCCCGAACTGTTGAACAGTTCGATGCTTGTGGCACCACTGGCCACATCGGTTGCGAGGCGATTCGTAATGATGGACGTGTCATAGAACCTAACAGGAACGAGAGCCTTCGTTGCACGGAGCCGAACGAGGCCGTAGTCGGCCATTCGCCGGTCCAGTTTGTTGCCTTTGGCGTTCAAGATGGAGAACGCGGCAAGGAGCTGGGTCATCTGGAAGTACTGCTCATCGTCCTCGTAGGCAGCCGCTTCTAGGATGGAGCGCACCATCGAGCCCACGGTGAAGTCGCTTAGTGTGCTGTTTGCGCGTACATAAGCGATCATATCCTCTAGGATGATGGGAAAAGATCTAGGAGAGAAGCTCATTTAGAACCTACGCAGTGCAAAGTTTGTAGAAACATAGTCGTTAGTCTTGTTTAGCTTGACGGTAGCTTCCATAATGAGAGCATCACCGTCAGTGTAGAATCTGAGATAAGACACTTCACTGATACGCGGGTCAGACTTCAGAGTTGCTACAACGTTCAAACGGAAAGTGTTGAATGCCGATGGGTCTGCCTTAGTGCCAATAGCGAACTTCGCCCCAAACCTAGGATGCATGAGAAGGGTGCCTTGCTCTGTGATGAACTTGATCTTTATCGCCTGCTCAACGTTTGCTGTGCCTACAATGGAGCCAAGGTCCCCGTTCTGGTCCACCGCGAAGTCAGTCAGCTCTCCGTCCGAGGAGGTTACCAGCCGAATGTCACGACCAAACGCCTGTGTAGCCACTTCACCCACAGCACTCTTACTGAAGTTGGTGTCGAGCTGATTGCCGGACGGGTTCACTGGTGACAGTGTGGATGGGTCGGACCCATCGGCCTCCACTGGGTACAGAAAGGTGTCTCCAGGAGCCAGAACCCCAGGAACCAAAGTGGCGCTGTCGCTCACGTAAGGAGAGGACAACCCGTTCAAGAGGGCGATCTCGTGCCACCGGCTTGAGGATCCTAAGAGCCGTAGGGCGATGTTGCCGATGGTCTCTCCGCGGTGTACTGTGCCTTCCCGAACTCGGGTCGGGAGGTTGCGACGACCGGCTTGTGTTTCTCGGCGCCCGAGAGTAGGGTCCGTGAAGGCGTTCAGCAGCCCGGATCCCGCCACGCCCGCGACCGTGCCCTTAGCGAAGTTCTCGCTTCGCATACGTGCAAAGGTCCTAACGAGCACTCGAAAAGCTCGCACGATCTCACTGCGTGTCGCCACAGTGCCGCCTAGGTCGGGCTCGAGGGATGCCTGCAGCACCTCGACGGCCTCAAGCACTCGGGCCTCTCCCTCGATGATAGCTGTCCTCAACCCCTTCACCACTCCAGTGGAAGCGTTGTTAATGGCCGCAAGGCCCTTTAGTACCGAGATAACAGGCCCTGTGACAAGATCGATTGTAGTGTAACCGGCCGCCTTGATTCTGTTTATGTTTGTAGCTATTACCATAAAAGAACTGCTCAGGGCCTGCTGGTACCCCTGCACACGAGCGCTCAGTGCGGAGATGGTCTCCGTGATGCTCAGTGGGTCGTTAGGAATGTTGAGAGTGGCTGAGAAAGGGCTGATGCCCTTGAAGCTCATGCTGTACTTGTACGTCATGGGACTGGACTTGTCCCGGTTGAGCTTGAACTCAGTTGGCTCAACGACCCAATAGTCGTCGTCCTTGGCGTTTCGCCAGATCATGATGACCTTGCGGCCTAAATGCTTCAGATCACTGTACAGGCGGAAGATGTTCCGCATGAAATGAATGTCGTCGATGCCCGTCACTTCCTTCTCGTCGAGCGTGGCTCGAAGGGCGCCTGGGTCAATCAGGGTCTCAAAGGACGAGGTGTTCAGTAGTGGGATCTCGTTCGGAAGGCCCTTACGAGGCCGAAGTCCTGTCGTGCCCTGGACCGAGATCATCTTGTAGATGGACCCATGGGACTCCACAAACTTGCCGCCGTTCTGGGTAGAGACGACCTTTGTAGTAAATGGCTCTGTGACCTCAATGGACTGAGGGCTTATCGTAAAGAAGTACTCGGCGGTGGGGCGCTGTCCTGCTGGGTCAAGCCGCCCATCCCCAATCACCTCCTGAGTTTTCAGATCCCACAGAAAGAAACTGTAGTACTTCTGAAGTTCGGCGTAGTTGGTGACCTTGCCCTTCTCGCGAATAGGCTTTGTTATGGTATCTGAGAAAGCGGAGGCCATACTAAGTCCAAGGAAGGGTGGTGAAGGGTGTGGCGATGAGAGTTGTACTGCCCGTACGCGCCCAGGTGTCTATGGCGATGGAGAATGCTGCAGTGGCTGTTTCGTGCGTTGCGGCCGTAGACCCAAACAGAGTTGCGAAGCCCACGTTTCCTGGGGGAGGCACAGACACATATGTGCCGGTAGAAACGATCTGGAGGGACACCTGAAGGGCCGTGGTCCTGAACGCGGTCTCCATTGGCTCAATAGCAGCCCCCGACTCAAACGCAGCCTGGAGAGCGCTGCGTAGGAAAGTGTTCGAAAAAGACAAGTCAGGGACTGTGGAGAGCTGCAGCATTCCGGAGAGGTAGTTGGTGGTCGCGTCCGCCCAAGCAGCAGCGCAGCCCTCAAAGGAATCCGGAGGATCCCGGAAGAGGGAGAGTAGGTCAGTCTGTAGTTGGGCGGGGTTTAGCGGCACTATTCAACAATCGTCTTTGTGCTAAGGACGGCCGCCACGAAGCGGTCTATGTCCACTTGATTGATTTTTGCGGGACCTGTTGCGGTGAGAACAGTCAGTTCTCCTAGGAAAGTGTGGAGGTCTCCGCCTCTTGGTATGCCTTGACCTGCTTGAGCGTTCTTCCCGAGCTTGATGCCTGCAGACTCTAATTCTACCAGATTTGTGGCCTCTATGACAGCCTCATCCTTTGACTTGACCTTGAACGTCCTTGGGACCTGAATAGACACGGTATTTTGGTCTGTGAACAGGTAGGACTTCTCGTAGGTCTGGTTGCCTCCGGCCTGTGTTGGCTTTGGGTTAGATTGAGGTATTTGAGCCTCAACACCTCCAAGAATGCCTTTTCCTTCGTCAATCTTGTCCCATACAAGCTCCAGAGACTGAGAGGTCTTGGGGTTGATTAGGATTGAGCCCCCGTTGTCTGGGTCCTCTGTCCGGCCCCAACGGCCCTCTGTGGGCCCATCCTCGCCGAACTTCAGTTTGGAGTTGGCGAAACGGGTGGACAGGTACAAGCTGCCCTGCTTGGTGACGACGAACTCAACGCCGTTCAGGCGAGTGAGGGCACGACCACCCTGCTTGAGGGCTCTGGGAGATCCTCCGTCTGTGGGGTACGCGTTGCCAGTAGTTTGTGGGTCGTAGAAGTTCTTTGGGTGGGGCCACCAACTGCTAATGTAAGGGGCATCTAGGCTGCCTCCCAGAAAGGACACCACGCACCAATCCCCGTCCAACTCGTTTGGGTCAGTCTCGGATAGCGAGGACCTCAACTCAGCCCCAGTGGTCACGTTGGACGTAGGGCGAGGGAGCCATTCACAGTAGTCGTCTAGGCCCGAGGGATGCTGCGGAGGAATGACCACGTTACTCAGGACCATGGAGGCAGCGGAGTTGGCCTCTACGATTAGGACAGAGCAAGTGTGAGCAGACCCGTGAGCATCACTTACTCGGGTAGAATAGATGTTCTTAGGGTCGTCAGATGGAGTGACAGTAAGCACCACGCCCAAAAGAGACCCACGCATCCTATAGTGGCCATAGTCTTGTCCAGAAAGAGAAAGCCCTGCTTGAATGGGCGTACGATTGGGAGATATGTTGAAGCGGCTACTCATCTGGCAACTCCGAGAGGACATCCACCTCAGTGCCCGTGATGACTACCTCGCCCTCACCTGCGTTCACAAGCCCCAGTTCTGCATCGATCTGAGCCAGGAGGTTCGCTGTGCGCTCAGTGCTTCCTGCCCCGTAGTCGGGAGTGCCTTGGGTGTCAGCCGGAGTGAGGCCAGGGGACTCCCCTCCAGGCTCGTAGTCCGCTTCAAGTTCGGAGAAGTCGTATGGGGCTTCGCCCCAGTTGGCCGGATTGTCCAACTCGTTGGTGATTCCACGTCCGTCAAGTGTTGCCATTGTGTTGGCATCTCGACGATCTCGGAAAGTAATGCCGTTACGCACAGCCACAGGATCCGGAACATTGAAGTACTGCGCCAACCGTGAGCCTTCCTTGCGCGAGTTCTCTGCCCCAGGGAAGCCTGGAGTGGCTGGGAGGGCGTAGGCTGGGAACGGGTTGTTCGGCTGCCCTCGAGTCACTGTGAGGGAAGTAGTCATTGTGTCTGGGTACTGATAAGTGTGATTTACGTTCTCTACGTAAAATGACAGATTCCGTTCAAGGATGTCGAGCCGATACCCGACTCGGATCTCTGGGGCGGGGCGAGTCACTATGGACCCGTTCAGGTATTCCACGTTGTGCTGGAACCAGTGGTCTTGCAGAAGGCACCAACGGCCTAACTGCTTTCGCTGGTCCATGACAGTGACTGGGCGAAGGGGCGTTGGTGCAGTTGCCGCCTCAAACTCATCGATCTCGTCTGGCTCGACCTCCTCTGTGTTCGCGGAGCGTGCAAGGTCTTCGTCTTCATGAGGGCCCTCCCCGCCTCCTTCCTCAAAGTCGACTTCAGTGACCTCTGGGGGCGTAGTTCCTGCTCTAGAGGCCTCTTTGATCAGTACTCGAAGCGGCTTGTCTGCGTACTCGGCAAACCAGGCCTCTGGGTCTTGGGAGTAGATGGAGCCTGGGTCTGGAGGCCTAACGTCTCGTGGGCTAACCGAGTCAGCCACAAGTCTACGTTTGGCAGGGGTGGTCGCAGCGGCCGCAGCAGCGGCCCTATTGGCCTCAGCGTAGTAGACGTCGGGGTTGTACTTGGACGGGATCCTTGAAGTGATCTCGAAGTGAAGATGAGGAAGAGGCGCACTAAACTCACGGCGAGGCTTTGCCCTTGAGCCGTAAGTCTTGCCCATGTAACCAAGGATTTCTCCCTTACGCACGTACACAGGGCTGTAGGCTGGATTGGCGTAAGGGGACACGCCTTCTGCCACGTACTGTCCAGAGCGAAGAGTAGAGGTGTTGGTTGCTTCCCACTTGGACTCAATGGAACTTAGATGGGCGTAGAAGCTGATGAGTTTTCGGTCACCCTCAGAGAACTGGGGGTGATGCACGCCTACACAGTTTCCATAGCCGTCGATAGCCCCAGATGGAGCGGCACACACAACGTAGCCGTCCGCGATGGCGTAGATTGGGATGGTCTCACCAGAGGTTGGTCCTGGTGGGATGTACTCATCGCTCGTGCGTGATCCTGTCCGCGCAAGAGGACCAATGTCCACTCCGTTGTGAAAGTGCCAAAACTCTCCTGAGTTAGCGTTGCGATAACGGTACTCACTCGTGAGGAAGTTCGACACGGCCTCGATGCCAGTACCCCTGCCCACGGGAGAGCCTACTTCCATAGAGAAGGTGCCTTCTCCTATGGCCTGTGTCTCGTTAGGAGAGGTAGTGACCGTGCCAGTTCCAATGTAGAACCGGGCGAAGCGGGTGCGCACCTCACGCACTCGAAGGCCGAATCGGGCGATGTGGATGGGAGTGATGACGGGAATGAAGTCCCGCATGAAGTACTGTGCGTCTGAGCCTAAGTACACGTCAGACGTCATGCCAAACAAGTTGAACACGTCCTCGTCGCTGCGACCGAGCCGAGTAGCCCGAATCTCCTTCTCGGACAGGACTGCGACGTCCATGATCTTGTAGCCCTTGGAGGGCCCTACTGCATCACGGTTGTCCGCAACGTTCATGTTTGGGACTTCGACAATGTGCCGCCCAGGGACGTTGGGCTTGTTGGAGAAGATCGCTCCAACAGGAATATAGTTCAGCGCCTCTGCGCCTTCGCCGTCTCCCTTGATTGATGTTCCGTCGATCGACTGGATTGTGCCATAGGGGTACTCCCGCATCACAACGGATGGCATGTACCGGACTCCGTTGGTAGGTACGCCATCGCTGGCTACGTTACCGAATATGTCGTCAGGATCTCGGTCCCACTCCGTGCCCTCAAACGGGACGCCGCCAAGTGACATAGGGCGTAGGTCAAACATCAACTCGTTGATGACTTCGTTGGACACAGACCTGACGATGGAGATGAGAGGGCCCTGTTGTTGCCACATGCCCATCTCAACTGCGTACCCGTCGATGGCCTCACGCTCTACAAAGTCTGATAGGTTGACGATGTCGAGTAGGCTCTTCAACTCAGTAGGCTCTGTTCTACGCGCATACTCGACAAGGTTAGTTCTTACACGTACTAGGAGCTGCTCGTCGCCTGCATCTATTTCTCCCAGTTGTGAACGAAGTGCTTCTTGGATCTGTTCCCGGCTTATGGCAGAGTCTAGGTCGTCTACGCCATTCGAAGGCTGCAGGTTGTCTAGAAGGCTCTCGAGGCTGTTCTGTTGCTCGGGATTCAGAGCACCGCGTAGGTCAGCGAGAAGCTTGGTCTTGGCGACCGAGTTACGGATGGCGGTGAGCCGGTCGTCCTCGTTGACTGGGTGAGCCCTTGGTAGGATCCACTGCGACCCAAAGCCCAACTGAAGGACGAGGGCGCTGGTGACGCAGTCGCTTGGGCTTCCGCTGATCTGCAGGCCTCGGCTGATCATGGAGAGTCCACCAATGTTGAAGGTGGAGTAGTCCTCCCCGCCCACATCCCTACGCCGCACAAGGTGCGGATTGAAGTAGACGTGCGTCTTCTCTACAGCCTTTTGCCAGTCGGAAGCAATGATGTGGTAGGCGGTTCCTGGGCCCCCCTCTTCATCTACTGCGTAGTCCTCCTCCACACGATCGACAAATCCAAAGAACGTGCGAATCCACCCCTCCCCGTCCTTGATGTCAAAGTAAACATTGATCACATCCCCCGGACGTATGAGGTTCATGAAGTTCTTGGAGGCAGTTAGCGCAAGGTTAGCTTTACCCTCGGCCTTTATGGACTTAGACAACTGGCAACTAAACACATCATCGCTGATGTCGAAAGCCTCAAAGTCAGTAGTGTGGCTGTGTACTACAACTTTGATGCTGACCTTGTACCGCCTTATGTCATCTACGTCCTTGTTATCAAAGGGCGCATTCTCTGAAAGGGCACCCATCAGTTCACGCTGCCTGTAGGCCCGGCTGTGTCAGCAATAGCCGAGATGCGGGCTCGGAATGCGGTGGTATCTTCGGACGATCCGTCAAGGGCGTCATGGACATCAAAGTTCTGCCACTCCGATGAGCCGCGCATTTGAGCCCGTTGCACGTGTGACAGCGACAGGCCTAGTTGCTCCATCACAGCGGTCATCTGAAGTTCTCGGTAGTTGTTTAGCATGGATCGGTGGCCAAGGTTTTCCGCGGGGTTGAAGTTGCCCCCCATGCCCCTAATGTCGTTCCTGAGGATATCACGAGTTGCGAGCCCGTTGGCTCTCTCATAGCTCACGCCGCGGTCGTTGATGTAGGAGGATATTCGTCGGGCTCGATCGGCGCCCGCGCTTGCCATATCCATCGCGCGGTCCAAGTTCACTTGGCCCGTTACACCTCCTGAGATATCCAGTCCGTGGTTTCTAAACTGGTTCAATATGCGGGTCCCGGCGTGGCGATTCCTAAGCGCGTCACTGCGAGTGCCCATTTCCTCCGCCAGTTCTGCGAGCCGTGCCGCTTTGTCTGCATCGGACATGTTGCTGTTCTCTACATCCGATGCCTGCTGCATAAGAGCCTTCACCTGATCACGTGCCTCACCTCCCTCCATCATCTGAATAGACAGGCTATCTACGGATTCCCATATGCCCTTGAGCAGGGACACCATGGCCTCAAATGCCTTGAGAGCCAAAGGCATCAGAGCGTCAACCAGGTTGTTCCTCAGGTCCTGAAGTTCCTCTACTGCCTTGGCCGAGGACTTACCAATCTCCACCATACGATCATCGAGCGTCGCAGTTCTCTTTGCGATCTCCAGGTTGGAGTTGGCGATTTGTTGGTCGACAGGAAGGGACTCCTTCATGATCTCTGCGAGCTTTTCTCGCATGTCCCCGCCACCAGCGTCGATAGCTTCGTAGAGTGCAGTGGCCTGGTCCATAGATACCGCGCCATTGGTCATCGTTGAGAGGGCGAGGTCTCTTGCGTTGGAGTTGCCCCCGCCTTGACCTCGGGCACCTTCCATCATCGCCATGAGGTTGTCCACGTTGCCGTGCACGCCTCGTTGGGCTTGGCGAGTGATGTCAAAGAAGTCCGTGCCTGGAGCGCCGGAGCCAAAGCCCCGCATCTGGTAGAACAGTGCCTTATTGGCCTCTGCGCTTGAGCCCACTTGGCCAAATCCCTTCACGGCACTGTCAATGCCGTTCATGACTCCTAGGCCCCGCATGCCTTGGAGCGCGGGGTTGCCACTACGGCCCAGAAGGGCCATGAGGCCTGTGACGGCGCCTGAGTTGACCTTGCCACCAGACACGGAGGCTGCCGAGGCAATCGCTGCGCCCATAGCGGACATGGCCTCACCCGCTCGAGAGCGGTCCATGCCCGACTGCATGGCATGGGACATTGTGCGCTGGAACTCACGCTTCCCAGCAGCTCCCTGCTTGTCGCCTCCTGCGGCGGTAAGGCTGCCCATGAAGCCAGTGACTTGCCCCACATCGCCACCGTACTGACGAGCCACGTTCTGAGCCATCTGGGTGCGGCGCAAAAGCCCCCGTCCGCCTCCAGTGGCCGCAGCCATGCCAGACATCTGCCCAAGAGTCTCAGTGGAACTGAAGCCCAGGGCCTGCGAGCGCCCAAAGCCCTGCAAACTGTACATGTCCTGTGAGTCATTGCGGCCCGTGATCTTGTTCAATGTGGTGAGATCTCGAGAGCCCTTCTTGAAGGCCATGGCGTTGTAGCCAGTGCCCGAAAGCCGGCCCGCAGCTCGACCGTAGCCCACGTAGGCTCCATAGCCTCCTCGGATGTCACTGGTAACCGCGTGCCCCACGGCCTCGGCGGCGCCACGGGCCAACCCACCGATGCCTCCGAGCAATCCCAAGCCCATGCGCCCAAGGCCGCCTGCGAGGCCGCCTATGCCCCTTCCCACGGCGCCCATGCGCTCTCGGGCGGACATGACTCCAGTGCCCCTACGTCCCTTCTGAGTGGCGATGTAGAGGGACTGGGTCTTTCTCAGTTCAGCATTGGTGGCCTTGATGAGTTCAAGGTCTTTCTTTCGAGCTTTGGCCTGGTTGTTCAGGATGTCCAGCTGGGACTTCATCAAGTCCTTGAGATCTTTCTCCTGCTTAAGGGCATCCTTGCCCTGCTTCTTAGCGTCCTTGTTTAGGGCCTTGTTGACCTTGCCCATTGTGCCGAACGTACTCTGCTGCAACTTCTTTGGCAGAGAAGCCGCCTCCTTCATAGCTCGTTTGAACTCGGAGGTATCAGCAGATACGTTTACTTTAATGTCTTTGTCGTCGGCCATTTGTTACTTAGAAGGGGTTGAGGCCCTTCTTCTTTGCAAGGGTTACTGCGTGGGTCGTCGCCTCTCGATCCATGTCCCCAAAGCTGGTCGCTGAGGCATACTTCTTTGAAGATCTATGGCTCATGTTGCTGATCCGGGTAAGTTCTGTGCGGTCAAAGGCTTCAAGAAGGTCAACTTCCTTGCCCTCCGCAATCTGGCTCTCCCATCGGTCGATCATCTCGTCGCCTGTACGGAACTGGATGTTACCATCTTCGTTTCGGTGAGCTTCGATAGGATCTTCCTCAAACTTATCAACGTAGAACTCCGTCAGCAGCGATAGTAGCGTGCGCTCTTGGAACAGGTCATGGTTCGAGGGCAGCTTGTACTTTCTCGTCCACCATCTCCCGAGCCACTCCTCGGGCTCCGGATTCGTTATCTGATCCCTGGCGATCTGTTTCGCCAGATCCATCAGATTTACTGCTTTCGAGGGCAGCGGCTCGCCGCTTGCGGTCCAGAAACGAGTTCTCGTGGGAGATCACCTCCTGGAAAACTTTGCCCAACAGTTCAACGTCGGAGATGGCATCAAGATCCCACCAAACAGGAAAGTCCTGAAGAGCAATCTCCAGGTGCGCAATCATCGAGTTGAAGTCATCCGTTTCGGCGGGAACTCCCATTCCAGGCTGGTCGGGGCTGTGGTGGTAACCTCCGTTCAACTCGGTCTTGCGCACCCCCAGAGCAGCCATGTCCGAAATGGACATCTTCTTGGTGGTGAACTTCCCACGGTACTCCATATCGTCTTGCTCAGACTGATAGTCGATTAGGAATGTATGTAGAAGGTGCTGCCGAGCAGCCACTCCGTTTTTGGCGATCATCTTAGGTTTCTGCATCTATGTCCCTTTTGCTTATCTCATTATACCAGAAAATGGCGCGCCGGGAGGGATTTGAACCCACTCTTTTTGATTGGAAATCAGCCGTGCTACCGTTGACACTACAAGCGCTTGGAGCCCACGGAGGGAGTCGAACCCTCGACCTACTGCTTACAAAACAGTTGCTCTACCACTGAGCTAAATGGGCTTTTGGCACGCCTGCTAAGCGCACCCCTTGGTGCCTCAGGAGGGGATTTACCTTCGTTCTATGAGTCGAAACCAGTTCAGGCCCTTGTTGGCAGTTTTACGTCGATCCGAAGACCTACATGCCTAGGACGTGCACACAAAGTGCAATGGTGGAATCTGAGGGACTCGAACCCTCGACATCCAGCTTGCAAAGCCAGCGCTCTCCCAACGGAGCTAAGACCCCATCGAGACAATGAGCAGGACTCGAACCTACAAGGGTGCTACCCAACCGGATTTCGGGAGGCTATCCCTAGACCAGTAGCGTTTACCAGTTTCGCCATCATTGTCTTGGTAGCGCAGGTCGGACTCGAACCGACGTGCTTCTGGTTATGAGCCAGACGAGGTAGCCTCTCCTCAACCGCGCTATCTTGATCCTAACACCGAGGTGCTAGGTGCGCAAGGTCCTTTCCACGTTGTGTTGCTCATGACCAGCAAAAAAGAAGGAGCACCGTGTCCGTGCTCCTTCTAGTGTCGGGGGTTTTCTTCCCTTGGTAGCCAACACAACCAAGCATATCCCCTAGGGTTTAGCTAGAGTTGGAAGGCCTAGGCCGGGATGTCGAATTCGTCGTAGTGGCGTATTGCCACGAAGCTCACAGCGGTCTGGACAAGTCCTCGGGCCGTGACGTCAAAGTTCTGCGCTGCCGCTCGAACCCCAGTAAAGAGCGCAATAGTCTGCCCCGTGACCGAGTCCTGCACGGCGGCCTCGAGATCTCCGGACGTGATGATCTCTTCAAGCCGAGGGATAATGCCCAACTTCTTGAGGCTCTCTCCGACCACTCGGAACACCTGGGCATTCAGAGAAACTCGGTAAGCCACTGGAACGTGTTCACGCACCTCCAAGTAGTTGAGGGTATCCACTGGCTCGTAGTCGATTTCCTCACTGCCAGACATTCCGCCGGCGAAGCCGATTGGATTGCTGTTGATTAGGAAGAGAGCGCGGGCTCCTGAAAATGTCTTACTTGCCAAAGTTTTCTCCTAGTATAAGTTCTTAGAGTATAACACTTCTTGGAACTTAGGTCACTATAGGTTTATGTTGCCCCATTGAGAGAATCAGGAAGTAGGGGACGGAGGGACGGGGCGCCCCCTACTTCCCGAAGTTTAGGCGGGAAGAACGAGGCCTTCGACAGCCTTCTGAGCCTGCTTGAGCAGGTAGGCCATGAAAGCGTTGTTCGCGTGCCCACCCCCTGGGTGGGTGTTGGCAAGTTCGAAGTTGCCTGGACGGAAGTCCGTTGTAGGCTCCACGATCTGGAACGCGGTAGCGGCAGCAGGTGCCGAACTGAGCGCCTTGGCCAGCAGGAACGAATCGGAGGTGTTGCCCACGATGCGCCGAGTCTCGCCGGCGATGACCAGGTTCTTGCCCTTGAACCCGTCGACGCGCATAGTGTCCACAGACTTCACAAGGGTGTCTGTGCTGCCTGCAGCAGTCTCAACTGCGGAGCGGGACAGGACACGTACAGGGACTGTTGTGTTGCCCACCTGCTCGATGAGTTTGGCAATGGCGTCAAGAGCGACTCGAGTCTCACCGTACACAGAGCCAGCTGGGGCGTCGCCCTTTGACTTGTCCGAGCCCTCGTAAAGGCTTGCAAGTTCGGGAGCGACCAGAAGCAACTCGATGGTGAAAGTGTCCGTGTTGGCGACGGCTGCCGGTAGAGTGCGGGTGAAGGTGAAGGTCGTTGCGTTGTGGCTTCCCACATAGGCAACCTCGCCCCTCAGGCCTGCTGTCGTGGTGTCGTCAGCAAAGGTGACCTTCGCTCCAACATACTCTCCTCCATTGGGGATAGAGGCCACAACCGCAGTGGTGGTCGTTCCACCAGTAGCAGTCAGGGATGCCGAACAAGCGTCCTGAAGAAGTTCAAGGAAGATCGCGAGGTCCTGTGCGCGGAGGTAACCCCCGCCTACTGGAGCACCTTGGCCCGAAGCGGAGTTGGATCCACCTGAGAAGGTAGTGGCCGCGATAGGGTTTGTGATCTCGTTGGCCGACTGAGTTGTGACCCGCGCAGACACTTCTGGAAGGGCTGCATTGATGGCCGCCGCAACCCTGTTCATCGTGTTGGCCGTAGCAGTAGCTGCACCGGCCGTGACAGCAAGTGCCACGGTGATGGCTGTGCCAGACTTGGTAACGGCGAGGGCTGAGGTGCCGGCGGGCTCGGTGACTGCAATCGTCCACGAGTTGCCAAACGAGCCGGGCTCGTCGAGTTCAACAGTGATGACCCCACCTGCGACGGTTGACGCAAGGGTCGCTGACGCACGTGAGCCGGCATCTTGGCCAAACCGAAGGCTGTCAGTGACGCGCCGCATGAAGGTCGAGGTTTCTGGGGGTAGCAAAGGCATGAGTTATTTCTCCTGAAAAGTGAGTCTAGATTAGGCGGACTGAGTTGCGAGTTGTAGGAAGATTTCCGAAAGTTGGAAGTTCACACCCAGTACTGGGAAGATCCCTACCCGAAGACGAAGGACATCACCGTCGATGTAAACCTTGAGGTTGTGGTAAGCCCGAATGGTTATGCCGGTGGCTGGGTCGGTGCTGTCCACGATGATGTTCGCATCACGGAACGCCTCGAACTGAGCTGCGGCAGCCTCTCGAACGATGCCGGGAAGGGCTGGGGAAGCCTTCTTGCCGGTGAACCGATCCTCGATGAGGGTCCGGGTGTTGTAGGCCACGTAGCGCACAACCGACCGTACTGAACCCTCCGAGTAGCAAAGGTTGTCGTCCTTGACCCATGAGGTCAGGTCTCGAACCCATCGTGTCCCCTTTCCGGGGATGGTCTCCGCGAAGAACGCACCAGCTCGGATGAGGTCTGCCGCGTCTGTGGCGTCCGAAGGATTCCATGAGGAGTCCTGGGTAATCCCGCTGGTACGGATGTACTTGTGGGTGAGAGGCTCACCAATCTCTTGGACGCCCGCGCGCATTGAAGCGCCCATCATGGCCTGGGACCGAGGACCTTGACGGACAAGGGTGCCTGAGGAATCTACCACGTTCGGGTACTGCGAGCAGACTTGGATGTCGGCATCGTTGAGGCTGTTGAGGGCTGCGATGTACTCTGCCTTCGTGCCCTTGAAGCCGATGAATGCCCCTCGCTCAAGGCCGATGGCCCCGCGAGCTGAAGCCACGTGGGCTAGGAGTTGCTGAGACACGGAGGCCCAAGTTGCCGTTGAGCCGAAGCCCTCGTTGGCTAGGTCCTCGTCGATCATCGGAACGATCTCGTTGACTTGCCGAGTAAGCATCAGGTCGAATGCGGCCTGCCACGAACTGTTCGAACTTGTGCCTCGCGTTCCGCCCTCAAGGGAGAAAGCGGTTGCGAAGGTGTAGTCTGTACTCACCTCGTCGACGGGCATAGCGGCGCCGTCTGCAGCATTTGCGCCGTAGCGTGCTGCTGTTGCGTAGAGTCCAGTTCCGACGAACCAAGCAACCACCTCAGCCAGGCTCTGGGTGAACCCAGTATCGCCGTTACGTGAGATCTGCTTTTGGATGTTCACGGAGATGTTGGGTCCGAAGTCGAACGCGCTGGCTAGGGTTGTAGCCGCGTTTACTCCAGCACCAGGGGCCGCAACATAACTCGAGTTCTGGTTGATTTGGTCAATCAGGCTCTGCAGGGTGTCGGTTGGGGCGATGGTGATGGCAAGGTTGTCCCCTGCCACCCCGGTGATGGCCGTAGTCAACTGGGTAGCTGCGCCTGATGCACCTGTGATGGACGCGGTGGCTTCTGTGACGTTCTTGATCGCGACCTGCACGGTGCCGGTTGTGGCCCCCTGGACAGCTGCGAGGAACGCGGCGCTCAGGCCTGGGCTCTCGAGAGTGAGTGCTGTGGCTGTGTTGCTCGTGATACGAACCTGCTCGGATAGGCCTGTAGCCGGGTCGGTAAGAACAACAGTTGCCCCATCATGTGCGCTTGGAGTAAGCCCACCAGCGGTGAGAGTGACCAGCGTTGCTGTAGTCGCCGAAGGTGTGGTGACAGTGTCCACTGCAACCGCATTGGCCCCGCCTCGGTACTGGAGTTGGAGCACTGCGTTGCCTCCAAGCGAACCCGACAGCTGGGAGTCGCCCTCAAATCCGATGGCAGCTTGGTACGCGCCAGTGGACGAGTTGAACACGACGTCTGCAGTCACACCCTCGGTGTGGGCTCCGTAGTCCTTCGAGGTCACTGTGAAGAGCGTAGGCCGCACGATCACGGGGTCGCTTGCAGCCGGGGCAGCAGGGAACGCCTGTGTGAGGGAAATCACAGTGGCGGTGTTCGAGGCCACCTTGCGGCGGTACGTAGGAAGCACGACGAAATCGTCAGTAGCTGCAACAGCTGCTGGAAGCGTCTCAGCGAACGTGATGGTAGTTCCATCGTTTGCGAGAACAGTTGCCGCCACATCTTGAAGGGCAACAGTGGTAGTGGCCGAGTCAAAGAGCACAATCTGCCCAACGTACGCGTCTGCTACTGAGGCCACGACGGCTGTCTTTGTGGTTCCGCCTGTAGCGATGAGTGAGGCAACTGGGGGGAGCGACGCGAAGCCTACGTCCACCCAACGGTCTGTCAGTGCGGCGGCGGTGAGTCCCCCAGCGGTTACTGTGACCGCGGTGGTCGTAGACGCGCCCGTAGAAGTGTCGGAGACCAACGAGCCGAAGCTGTCTGGGATGTGCACGCTCGACTGAGTTGAGTCGTTGACCTTGTAGATCACTACTTCGGCAGCACCACCTGGGACATTCGGGTCTCCTGAAGACTGGAAGGCTAGACGAATGGCGTCGACAAGGGCTCCATCTCGGAACAAGTCCTTTGCTCGGGAGGGGTCCGTAAGCGACACGAGGCCACCCACCGATCCGGGGGTGCCTCCAGTGGATTCAGCGATGATGCCGACCGTACCCGCAGACGAGATACCTACTTGGTTGAGGGCGTCTGCGTTGACTTTGAGGATCCCACCTGGACGGTAGCGAGTGATACCGTTAAAAGTTATTGAGCGAGTCATGCGTATATATTCCTAAAAAGTCTTAGTAGTCAGCGAAAAGGTTGTCCCAAACCGCGATAGGCCTGGGTTGTCCGGAGTTCGATACGTGTGCCTGCATTCCGAGCCGGTGAGAGTCCTTGACTCCTCGCATGGTTGCCCATGTCTGAAAGGAGACACACTTTGGAAGCGGAGGAAGGACAGGGCGTGCCTTAGCCTTAGGAACTTCTTTCTTCTCCTCAGGATCTTCTGAAATCTTCAAAGCTGTTTTTGTCTGTTTTGGCATGTTAGATTATAACATCAAAGCTTAGTTCTGTACAAGATTCACCCGTCTCAGGGTTATCTGTGTTGAGTTCAATGGCGAAACTTGTTGCTACGGCTATTTCTTCGTTGTATGAGAAAGGATAAGTGAAGTTAAGAATCATCACCCTCTGGAACACTTCCGAAGGGAGAAAGTCTGTTCTAGGAGCGTAATCCGATCCGGAGATCTTCAAAGCCATCAACCCCTGCCGCTCCATGTAGGCCTTCTGTGAGAAGAAGATCGCCTTGAGGATGTTGTAGAGGTAGATGGTCTCGTCCTGGTGACCAGCAATCACGGAAAGCTGGTACTGAACATCATAGTTTGCGCCTTTGCGAAACACGGTGGTACCAGCTGTGTAACTTCGTGAGGGTTCACCAGCTATGTCTTTACCCTCAGCAGATCGGATGTCGATCTTGGAGGAACTACTTAAGTGTGGCTCAAAAGCACCCTCTATGTCAATAGAAGAATAGCCTAAGTTGGATATTAGGCCAACTTGGCCTTTACCGGCCCCATCCACGATGTAGGCGTCGTACAACCCTGGGGTTGGACCTCGAGCAAATTCCTGAAGGCAGGCTACGTCCTCACCAGCAAATGTGACTGTGGTGACTCCGCGGGCAGCATTGTAGGTAGCGGAGACAACTGTCAGAGGACCCAGGGCCTTAGGAGGCAGACCATCCAGCCCACTAACTGATGCGCCATGTCCCGTTCCAGTATCGTATGGGTTATCGTCAATGTCGTATAGGCCGCTTGATCCCATATGATCCCCCAGAAAAGTCTGTGCCTCTCGTTCATTCTTGAGTACGATCGCGATGGTAGGCGTATGTAGGGCATCAGCTCTAGGGTAGTTGAATGTAAGGTGAATCGACTTCTCGTTCACAAACTTCTTGATGGTTTCGAGGGTATCCCTGTCGAGATCCACAAAAATGGACTCTAGGATTCGGTTGTCTCGACGCAGAGTGCGGATGCCGTTAGTCAGCACTTTGTGGAGGATTACCTCTGGCATAACACTCATTTGGTCACCTCGTCGATGAGTATCTCAATGTGCTTGGGAATGAGATTGTCCATGATTTCCCGGTGGACGTCTGTGGCGATGTCCACCCCCTTGAAGCCTGGGTGAATCCAGGAGTTGGCAGGGGAGTTCTCTGTCACTGTACGGAGGGCTACTGGGGCTCCGATTTTGTCAATGGGAATGATGTTGTACCGGCCCTTTGGGCCCATCCTTGCCTTAGGACCTGCCAGCATGCCTGGTTTCATGTCGAATGGCTCAAAGCCTGCTTCAATGTCGTTGGCTACTTTGCCCTCAAGTTCGAGTGACCACCCATCATTGCCTTGACGAATACGCAAGGCGTCCTGGTACACGTCGCGCCGCTTATCCTTGAGGCGACGACCAGCTTCCGATTCCCAGAAGTTGCGGGCCTCTCGAACGATGTCCGCTACCGTCTCAGGAATACGAGCAACAATCTCCTCAGTCCCAAAGAGGTCGTCTGGGATCTCTACGCTTATTCGAGTGTTGATGTTCATACTTTTGTCGTCCTAGTGAAGGACTGTTCTTGATCTCCACGCTTTGCGGCTGTGTCAAACTCGAAGTCGTTCTGTGCCGCAATGTGCACTTTCCGTAGGAGCACCCGCTGGCCCAAGGTCCTCCCCTGGTCAAACCGGGTCATGGGAGAGGCGTACACGATCCACTCTAGGAACGCGTTGTACTTGATGGTGTACATCTGCCCGTCTCGGGGCCTGTTGTCGCCCCAGGTAAGGGTCTTCCCGTCAATACTGAAGTCGACCCCGTTGGTGTACAAAACCCCCTCATCGTCCTCGCACCAGGTGACGCAGTCGGCTTGATACCACAGGCGATCCTCAACGTTTGAAAGGCCCAGACTCCTGAGGGCGTTGTCGTTCAGGTTGGCCGAGTTGCGCATGATGATCTGGCCGCCTGAAACGGGGGCAGCGTAGCCCAGAGTGACCTTGTCGAAGTCCTGCACCTCCCGAGCCCGTAGGCTGGGGGAGAACACACAATCGCCAGGTACGGCGTACCCCATCT